TATGCCCTCTATCTAGAGGGCTTAAAAAAAGCAAAAGCAATCAAGGAGTGGGAACATGAGCCAAAAACTTTTTGGTTTGAAAACATCCGACGCGGCACAAGAAGTTACCTGCCGGATTTTAAAATTACCAACCCAGACGGCACCCACTACTGGGTTGAGGTCAAGGGTTACTTTGATAAAAAAAGTCTCACAAAAATTAAGAGATTTCACAAATATTTTCCTGAAGAGAATTTAATCTTAGTCAAAGGAGATTGGTTTAAGTGAAAAGGCAGCGCTGGAAAACTAGATCTGAGCCACATCAGATCGGGAAATTTGACTTTACAATCAAAGATTGTCCGATGGATTGCGATGGATGGGTCAAGGAATCGTTTGCAAGGCCGCTGTTGTACGATCTAGTGTGGGGTAAGGGTGAAGGTAAGGCTATACCTGTTTGGTGGACTGGGATTAAATGGGAGGGCTTGCGGTTGAAATCAGGAGATAAGATACTCTTTTGGAAAGAAAGGGAAGGATGGGAACAAATATGTTAGCAAGACTTGTAATTATAATTTTAATGTTGTTTATCTATAAGGAAATCCAAGAAATCAACAAAACGCTTGAATTAAGGGGGCAGTATGCCATTGAAGAAGGGAAAAAGCAAGATTAATGGTTAGAAATCATAAGAGCCAGTTGAGCGCATTTCAAGCGTTTTTCACTATCTCCCCAATGAATTTTGTGATGACAATTTGCACACAACGTTTCAAGATTTGTAATTTCATTATTGAGACGATTGCTATCAAGGTGATGAACTATCAAAACATTTATATCATCATATCCACAGCGATTACATATGATTTTTCCATGATCTTTAATAGAGCGCGCATAGCCTTTAGCCATATATGCAATTTTAGAATTCAGAGTTCTGTGGACAAAATTCGAACATTTCCGAGAACAAAACATTTTTTCTCCACTTTGAAAAGTTTTTCTCCCGGTTATAATTTTCCCGCACAACTGGCAAGGATTTCTTTGAATGCAAGCTAAAGAACAATACACATCCGACTTAGTAGATAAAATATTCTTTACAAATATTTTTTCGCACGTAATGCAAGTTTTTTCTACATATGAATCGGTGTATCTACATTTTTTAGAACAATATATTTGGCGCAAACCGCCCTTGGGATATTTTCTTTTAAATAAATTATTGCATACTTTACATTTATCCATAATGCCTCTAAAAAAAAGGAGTTTATAATGCCGTTAGCCAAAGGAAAAAGCAAGAAAGTTATCAGCCAGAACATCAAAACTGAGATGGAAGAAGGGGGCAAGCCGCAGAAACAGGCTATAGCAATTGCATTAAACGTTGCTAGAAAATCAGGCGCGAAAATACCTAAAAAAAAGAAATAAAGGACATAGAATGTTGAAATCTTTAGAGAGACAAATTAACAAAACACGAGCCAATTTAAAGCCACATGCGTTTGTCGTAGACGGGTGTAAAGAGGTTACTAAATTGATAGAAATGTTTTTAAACCATATGGGGAACATCGTGGACAAGCAAATTAAAAAAGTAAAAAAAGATGTTGAAAAGAACGACAAGAAAAAGGCAAAGAAAGATATTTCGAAGCTTATGAAAATGGACAAGAAATTTGACAAAGAGATCGAGTCATGCAAAAAAATGAAAAAGAAAAAGTGATTCCGTGGAGAACTGCGTTAAAAAATATCATTGACAACTTCTTTGCTAAAAATAACATTCCAAATTTGGAGCGCATGGATTTTTTGCTAGATCGTCTGGGAGAATATGCAGCCGGGCAAGATGAAGAGGAAATTCGTGACTTAATGCGAACCTTGTATAGGTTCATGATCTTAAGTTCCAAAAAATAAAAACACCCCCAATCAAGGGGGTGCTCAGTGAGTGAATGATTAAGGAACGGATATATTATCCGGGGGCACTATATTTCAACGACGAATTTATGGAAACCAAAATGAGTGAAAAAAAATGGATTCAAGAGGCAATAAAGGAAAAAGGCAGTCTGCGAAAATCCCTAAACGTAAAAAAGGGCCAGAAAATTCCCGCATCGAAGTTAGAAGCGGCCGAACATTCGAAAAACCCAAAGACACGCAAAAGAGCACAGCTAGCATCAACCTTAAAAGCGATGCACAAAAAATAACTAAGAAAAGCATTTACGAGCCCATTAGGGAACAATTCAAGATTTTACTTGAGTATTTGAACATCTTGGACAAGAAGAGATCATCTGATGCTGTAACGGAAATCGGGCAACTCCTCGATTTTATGGATATTATGCGCCGTAAATGCGAGGTATATTTAAATTTTCAACTTATGAAAGCGGGTAGCTAATGGAAATCTTATACTATGAAAGAGCGAATAAGAATAAAACAATAGGGTATGCGGATATCAAGGTAAAAATTGAAAAGCCGGCTGTACTAATTTTCAGAAAAATAGCCCATGTGCAAAGCGGCGATAAGAAATGGTTTAACCTGCCCTCTTTTCAAAGAGAAGTGAATGGGCAGCCAAAATATTTCCGGTACGCGGAATTTGAAACACACGCCTATAATGGCCAGCTTATGGAATCCATGAACGAACAGGTTAAAAGATTTTGTATTGAGAATGGTATTGAGGAAGTGCCAGCCTCTAACTTTGATGCGTCTTTATTTGAAAAGGCAAATCCAGCGCAAGATTTACCGTTTTAAAGAGGCAAAACATATAAAAATTAGACCCAGTTCACATAGGGTTGTGGGGGCATTTTTTCGAAGTTCAAAATTTTAATTTACAGTGCTTTTTACAAGTATCTGAGTTTAAACGGTTGAAAATATATTTATTTACAACAAAACGGTAATTATCAGACCATGTATACGAAAGATCATATAGAGTTATTGAATAAATTTGGGGTTTTATCCACATTGCTTTTGGCAAGAAAATATAGATTTGGGTTGCTGTATTCCAGAAAAATTTTAAATGCAATCGTGCAAGATTATGAAAATGTTTATTTTAAAAATAAAAATATCATTGTGATAGAAGGAAGAGAATTAGCGCCATGGAAGCCCAAGGAAAAGAAAACGTCGAAAAAGAAGCCACCAATGACACCCAGATGGAAAGATGTAACCAAGCCTTAACTGTTTCATGCGATGTCTACTTGCCTCTTGTCTTAAAATATCCAGAGTTTTTTAAAAAATGTGAGACTATTGATTGCGGCCCCGGATGGTATAAATTAATTGAAATTCTTACAGAAAAAATTATTAAAATTTGTAAAAGGGAACAAATAGAAGATGTTTACCCTATTGCTATCAAAGAAAAATTTGGATCATTAAGATATTATTTAAGTTCTGAAACTGATGAAATAAATGATTTGATTGACGAGGCGATAAAAGAATCTGAATCTACATGTACACGATGCGGAAAAGAGGGGCGCGTTGGCAGAGAATCTAGCCTATCTATTCCATACTCGTGGATTTCGTGTTTATGTGTTAAGTGTCGGGGAGAAAAAAAATGTACAATGATATTGTAACCTATATCTATAACCAAATGGAACTGAATAAGATATTTAAAGAAAATGCCTATACGAGGGGATTTCAAGCGGCTCTTGATTTGGTGTTGAATTTTGTTCAGAAAAAAAAGATGGAGTATGACGATGAGCATTGAGCTAACAATTACAATAAGAGACGAGGAGAAGCGAAGGCTTTCTAAAAGCTTTCTTTGCTATGAAGCTATCGCTATGAGTGAGCAAGATCCATATATTTCAGAATGTTTAAAAGAATTACTTGCGGAATTTAAGGGCGAACCTGATGATATAAAGATAAAGGCAGAAATGATTTTGAGGTGAATATGGGCAAAAAGATGGGTAGAAAACCTAAACCGATTAACTGGGACAAGGTTGACGAAATGTTAAAAGTTGGTTGCCCGGGCACAGAAATTGCTTCCTATTTCGACATGCATTGCAATAATTTCTATAGCCGCGTTGTTAAGGACAAAGGAATGCCTTTCACCGAATATGCCTCGAGGCTCCACGACGTAGGAAATGTTTTTATACGCCAAGCTCAATATGATAAAGCGGTCAAAGGGCGCGACAATACCATGCTTATTTGGCTCGGCAAGCAACGCCTTAACCAAAAAGAAAATATTACCCCTGAAGTTGATGCCGATACAACACATCAATATCTTGAGGTGATTAAACAACTTAGTTGCCTTCAATCAGCTAAAAAGATTGAGCAAAGCAATGAAACTAGCGAGCCGAAATCAGCGTGATTGACAGGGGCATAAAGTGCTTGCGGCGGTAATTCTTGTAAGTTTCTGCTCAACGCCATTAGCATATCCACTAATTCCTGTTTTGTAGGTAAACTCTGAGTAACCTCAATGGCATCATTTTTCATTTTGATTCCGTCGCTTCCCAAATATACAAAGGTTTGAACATGCTATATATTTCTTTGCTCATTTCTGGATCATTAAAATACTTAGAAAAAAGCTTGGTAAATTTATTTTGAAGCTCAAATGAATCTTTACCTGACGCTGCTAGTAACTTATTTGTTTTAGGGGTTTTAATCGCCCCTATCCACTGTTTGTTAATATCATCCCAAAAAGTAGGGACACGTAGAATTAAGGATTCCTCTTCATCTAAATGTAAAGTCATTTCTAAAAAAGTGCGAGATTCATTTGTCACGGTTTTTCTCATTGGATTTCCCCCATGTTTTAAAATCGTCTAAAGTTTTGGCTTCATGTTTAGTATAAATCTCCTTTTCAATCAAAGAAATTATCCAATCTTGAAGCGTCAATCCTTTAGAATAAGCCATAGACTTGGCTACATTGTGCAAATCCACGGGGATTCGCACACAGAACATTTTGCTTTCCTTGTTATTCAGCATTTACTTTTTCCTCTAGGTAATAATCATCAATCATGTAGAACAATTCATCTCGTCCTTTCTCTTTTCCTAAAAAGTCAAAAGCGATATCACAACATATGGATATAAGGGCATCGCATATATCACATGCATTAGGGTTTATTTTGGATTGCTTTTTGATTAGTTCTCTAATTTCGTCTTGGAAGGTCATTTGATTTATCCTTTTCTTTAAATTCACTAAATTCTAAATTATATAGTAATAATATTGCTTCACATACAATTTTTGATTTATCAATACTTCTATCATTTCTATATCGCGCTAAGTAAATCTCGGTAAGCGCAATCTCCGTTTCATCGGATAAATAGGCTGTTATTTTTCTTTTCATATTTCCTCTAGCAGTGATTTTCTTCAAATTCAGAGATGCCTATTTCGATAGCGGCATGCACTGTTTTTATGCCCACTAAATCATTAGGGGCACGAGCTAGTGACAGTGACACACCAGCAGCAATAAGTCGAGCTACAATTTCGTAAGCAGGCAATTTGTCCTTGTAAAATTCAATTAAAGTCTCAATCTCTCTTCCTAATTCATTCAAGTCTTCTTGATAATCCATTTTTTATTTTCCTTCCTTGCATTGGTTACAACCATCATCATTTAGCTGGCAATCTTCTTCAAATCCTTCATAGCCGCAATTGGGGCAAACGTGCCAGATTTCTAGCTTGCTTCCGTTCATCATTGCGCATTGATAATCTGCATTAGTTAAAAATACATATCCACTTTCTTTATTTAACATTGGGACTACTTCATCATCGTTAAAGCCCTTGGGAAGCCCATAGCTATTCCATTTATCTAAAATGTTGGCCAGTATGCATCTTTCACGATAACAGAAATCTGCTAGGTTTGTGGTTGTTATTTCTTGTGTTTTCATTGTGTATCTCCTTGGTTTCGAATATGCCATACAATATAGCATTGTATGCAGGATTTAGGCAAGGAAAAATAAATTAAAAGAATATTTACATGTTTTAGGTGAAAATGACTATAAAAGGGATTTATTCTATTTTTGAATCTAATTTATCTAATATGGAATTAAGTTGATCGTATCCATATTTTAAGGTAATTAAATCGTATAATTCATTTACTTCATCCAGTATTTTATCTAACTCTATGAGACGGGCGTCTTGCTCTATGGATAAGATAATAGGGGCATTGTTGAGAAGATCAGTTCGCAACTCAATAATTGATTGCTCTATCTCGTAGAAACGATAAATTAAGCGCGTGGCTTCAAGTGTGATTTGTGGATATTCCATCATTCCATAGGCCTATGAGGATTTACCCAGTAGATATACGCATCTACACGAGAGGCTAAGTCCCATTGCCCATTGATAAAACAAACTTTGCTGATAGTCTTGTAATCTCCATAGTCCCTTATGATATACTTACAGCTGTAGGGATGATTCGAGATTTCTTTTACAGACAGAGGTATTTGAGCATATTTGGTAACACTCATATCATTCCTCGAGGCTAAAGTCTTTAAATTCCCCTGCGTGGTAATCAGCAAAGAACTTATTAAGAAACATTTCGCAAGATTTTACAGCTTGGGGATTTTGATGAAAGCTGGCTAAAATCAACGAGGTACAAGCCCCCATATAGGCCGCGAAAAACACACAACTATCATTTTGAAGCAAAACCTCTAGCAAGAGATCTAAAATCTGTTTTCTCAAAACTGTGATTTCTTCAATGATATGATCTGGTAATTCTGTATATTCAAATTTCATATGCATATATCTTTTTAAATCTACACTGGTTGCTCGAACCAACGACTACGCGCTTAACAGGCGCGTGCTCTACCTACTGAGCTACAGTGTAATAGGTTATATTTCCCTTGTTTTTGTTTACTAAAAAGACAGCTGCGAGAACAATAAAAATTCTTTTGTCCTTGGTTGCTTTTAACTTTATAATTTTTTGTAGCCAATTGAAAAGGTTTTTTGCACCATTCACAGACTAGTAGGGTAAATGCTTTCTTTTTTGTGGTAGCATTGTGCAACCTAGTGTGCGTGCTACCATTTACCATTTCAAGATTCTCAAACCTATTATCTGTCCGGCACTCGTTTTTATGGTGTATTTGATAACCCTCTGGCGGAATAATTCGAGTATGCAACCACCACACAACCGTATGCTCATAGGCATAGACTCCACGATACTTCTTTCCGGGAAAATCAGCGGGTGCTTTGACTAAAATGTAAGGGCCGTTCTTCAAATCTAGAGCTTCTCCAAAAATAATTGATATGCTAAACAAAAGTTTATGACATTACCGCTAGCCCCAAAACAACTAGAGTTTATCATAAACAGCACAGCCCGTTGGAACATAGCCCATGGAGCTGTAAGAGCTGGAAAAACTGTAGCAACAACATTTAGATTTTTGCAAGCGGCAAATGATTGCCCCGATTCAAAAATATTTATCGTAGGTCATACCTTTGACACAGCCTATCGAAATGTCATCCGCTTAATCATGGAAGACCCCACCCTCGCTATATTCCGCCCCTTTTGCAATTGGTCAGGTAAGAAGCTCTATTTCAGGGACAAAGTCATAACTGTCCTTGGAGCGAAAGATGAAGGTGCAGTGGGTAATTTCCAAGGTGATACCTATTCCCTCGTCTTATGCGACGAAATGACGCTCTATCCTCAATCCATCATCGAGATGATCAACTCTCGCCTGTCGAAAGATTGGAGTATGGGATTTGCTGCGATGAACCCCAAACACCCCACCCATATCATTAAGCAATGGATAGACAGGGGACTAGAGGGAGACAAAAACTTTTATTCATTACATTGGACAATCGATGATAACCCTTACTTGCCCGAAGCTTATAAACAAAATCTTAGAGATACTTCAACGGGAATGTTCTATAAACGGAACTACCTCGGCGTATGGTGCCTTGCAGAAGGAGCGATTTTCGACTTTTTTGACAAAAATATCCACGTTGTACGCAAGCCGCCAAGAGCCGCCGAATACTGGATTGCAGGAATCGACTACGGCACAGTCAATAACTTCGCCTGCCAGCTTATTGGTATCAGCACTGGGCAATATACACAGAGTGGAATCTGTAGATGGGTAGAGAAAGAGTATGTCTGGGATTCCAAGAAAAGAGAGCGCCAGAAAACAAATAGTGAATACGCAGACGATGTACAGGCTTTCCTTGAGCCCTACGGCGTCAAAGCTGTCTATGTGGACCCAAGTGCCGCGGCATTCAAGTTAGAGCTTAGAAAGCGTGGCATTCACGTTGTAGACGCCGATAATGACGTACTCAATGGAATCACCTTCATGACATCCGAAATGCAAAAGGGCAACCTTTTCGTTTTAGATTGTTGCGATAATCTCATACGCGAGTTAGAATCTTATGTCTGGGATGGGAAAGCCGCTGAAAAAGGGGATGATGAGCCACTTAAGAAAGATGATCACTCAATCGATGCCACACGCTATGCCCTATATACGCACAAAGTTACTCCATATCAGCCATATAAGCAAGACAATAACGATTACATGCAAGGAAGATTTAACCCTACACCCCGAAAATTTACGTGACAAAGCCTCTAAAATACCGTTTCGAATTCTATTATCAAGATTCCTCTTTGCGAGATTTGAGTTCCTTAATGTCCAAACTTGATTTAGGCATGGACGGACTTGCATTAAGAGAAGTCATAACTTTTGAATATACAAAAGAGGAAAAACCCATCCAATATTTCAAAGATCTGATCAATACTGCATATGAGAGGATGGGCTGCAAGATCATCGACATTAAGGGAGGCAAGATTGAATGAAAGAAGTTTCCTTATTTGATTGCCGGTTTTGCGAGAAATGCAATATAAAATTGCTCTACAGCGATCGCTTTGACGCCCACTACTGTCCCAACTGCAATGAATGGAAAGAAGCAAATTGTGGAGAGCCTAATTGCTTCTATTGCAACAAACGACCCGAAAAGCCCCTATCTTGATTAAATAAAATATTTAGTGATATGTTTCAAAGTAAAGCTGCTTTACATTTCACGAGGTATTTTTGGCATTTTATTTTCCCCCTTGGAACAATGCATTAGAGCCTAACCAAGGCAACGTCCGCCAGTGGCTCGACAACCTCTTTGCCAAGTTTAACCCTATTGAACAAGAGCGTTGGAGAGAGTCCAATACCGATACCTATTTCTATGCAGGTGCTCAAAACTTTGTAAACCAATACTTTGCCTACACCCCATCGAGCGCCACAAACCAGCAATACTATTTCAATCTTTGCCAGCAACCGATCAATATGGTGACAGGCTACGAAAGACAACACCGCAAACAATGGATGTTTCAAGCATCGGAGGGCGCTGACCCTCTTACAGTTGACCAATACACAAAACTTATCATCCACGAAGCCAATGCAGGCGATCTGCACGAACAAAAGAGTAAAGCCAAGGAATTAGCCGCTATTTCTGGTATGGTGCTTGTACAGCCATATCTTGACTTTACAGGGGATGATCAGGCACAGGGCTCCCTTAAAATAAAGATTTGGGAGTATAATTCTTTTTTGATTGATCCCTTTTTCCGTAACGCGGACGCCTCGGACGCAAACTTTATTTGGACTCAAGAATATATTTCAAAAGAAGAAGCTGAATCTAGATTTCCAGATAAAATCAATACTATCACACCCATGGCGGGCACGCCTCAACGTTATGGCTCCTTCTATTTCCTGCCAGAAAACTATAACCAAGCCCGTAACGACCTTATGGTCCTCTCTTATGTGTGGTATAAGTGGAAGAGAAAGAAAAAGCGGCTTTACAGCAGATCGCGGAATCAATTTTTTGACTTTGCAGGCGGCGATGAGAATCTGGAACAGTTGCTTTACAATATCCCAGATATGGAAGCCGTTACAGTTGAAGTCCCTTGCTGGAAGTTAGCAGTCGTTCTCAATGATCAACTCATGTTCCAAGGAGATAATCCCCTTGGTTTTGATGGTTGTCCTATGATTCCATACTATTGGAACTATGAGCCGCATAATAATTATCCTAGTTTACGTGTTAGATCATTAATACGTACTATGCGATCACCACAGTTTTTATTTAATTATAAAGTAATTAGTAATAATGATATTACGGCTGCAACTATTAATGCAGGGTGGAAACGTAAAGTTGGTGCTGTGGCCAATGAGGACAATCTAAAGAAATCGGGACAAGGATGGGATGTTCTGATCAATGAAGATTATGAAATGACAGATGTTGAGAAGATTATCCCATCAGCTGTCCCAGAATCGGATTTAGCACTAGCAGAACAGATGTCAGATCTTATCTTTAAAACATCAGGGATAGATCTAGAGAATTGGAGCGGGCAAAACGATAAGCAAATCTCAAGCCTCACAATGCTTATGAAATCAGCCGCAAATCTCATGGTGTTTCAGAAATATTTTGATCAATGGGATTATTCCGATAAAATCTTAGGGGAAAGACTTCTTCAAATTGTTCTTAATAACTGGAATGCCGAAAAAGTTAAGCTAATCATCGGTGAAGAGCCTTCCCCATATTTCTATAGCAAAGTCTTCACCAAGTTCCACACAATGGTAGAAGAAGCAGATCTAACCCCTACACAGCAAAATTTGCAAGCCCAACAAATGATGGAGATGAATCAAGCATTCGGTAGAGAAGTCTTCCCACCATCTAAGATCATTCCTAAGCTCAATATCACCGGAAAATCTGAAATCATTGAATTCCTGCAACAACAAGAGCAACAAGCCAGTCAAATGCAACAAGAACAGGCCGAACTTGCCCATACTATCGAGAATGCTAAGCTTCAAGAGTTGATGACTAAGGCAACTAACAATCTTGCATCAGCGAGAGAGCGCCATAGCAGAAGTGATTCGAACATCGGACTTTTCGAGGAGAGATTATCGATGATTTCAAAAAATCATGCTACATCCGTAAAAGAGAAAATGGAAGCTACAACCAAATTACTCGAAGCGATCCAAAAGTACGGAGAAATTGAAACATTGCTTAAAAATTCTCAGATTGAAAGTTTTGATTATCGCGAGGAAATAAACGAAAATAGGGATAAGCAAGATGCTACAAATAGATCAGCAGCTAATGAGTTTTTATCAAAACTCATGGGACAAGGGCAAAATCAAGGGCAACCTATGGGAATACCTGAACAAAATCCGAATGAAATGGCTGGGATATAATCAAGATTGAATCTATTTTCAAAAAAGATATACTAAGGAAAAAACAACAATTCGGGCTAATAGCTCATAGAGGTAAAAATGGCTGGCGGAATGCGCATAGATGACCACGGTTTCTTTGGGGGAAAAGGCTCTCCAACTTTCCCAAAAGGCGTCCATGAGAAAATGGAAAGCTCTGCGGAAGGTGCAGGGGAACTTATGAAATATGAAGACACTACAGAGGCTATTCGCGCTGCGCAAGTAGAAAGCGAAAAGCAAATTAAGCGTCGTCCTATGAAACAACCAGGCTATAGATATTAATTGAGGAACCCTTTTGGTTGATACCTTAAGGCAATTACCCCTCAATTTGGGGGCCAGTCTAAAAAGCTGCGCCCTCTTTCTAATCAGTGGCCACGTGTCCGCTTTAAGCAGACGACTGAAAAGGAGATTCCAACTTGATCCTAGAGCATGAGCCGTGCAAAGTTGAAATTTTAGCAGGTAAATATGGTACGTTCTGGTTTTAAAGATCCGATTGCCCCTAAAGAAGGCAAGAAAATGAAATCTCCATGGGATTTCCGCTGTCCTCAATATGATGAGCGCACAAGTTGTTACGTTGATGCAGGCTCGCATTACGGCGTAGGTCATAGAAATCCTATCGGGCATAGAGATAATCCTAAATCAAAAGTTCCAACGATGCCATTTGGTAGAGTAGATACTATGGATACTGATTATGCTCCGCCTCGCATGCTTGAACAAGAATACATTTCATGAAAAAACTCACTTGTTGCAATAAGTGCGGCGAAAAAATCGGCTTCCTAAACAAATGGCTTTGGAGAGGTTTACTTCATGAATGCCAGCAAAAAACCGCTTAATAAATCCTTTCACACATCCAGAAGTCAAAAAGGTATGGGCGACTATTATGGATCAGCCATACGAGCCAAGATGGGCACAATACGTGATTCTACAGTTGGAATTAATCCCGTGCCACCATTAAACTTGAAAAAACCACCCAAAAAACTAGGCTAAATTAAACGACTAAAATTTCATTCCTAGTAGCAATAGACTCTAGTAAAATGGATTTGAAAATCTGCATAGCCTGTTCTTCTGTCAAATCATCTGGGAAAGACTTTTCTAAGTCCTTGCGATTGAATTTGAATTGATTAATGCTCCAAGCGCACCAGTTTGATTCACAAACATTCCCTTGATCATATTGCGACCAATGCTCTCTAGGTGGAAGAAGCCAGCAGATTTCTACTTCATCGGTATGCGATTTAGCTCTGAAAAGATAGGAATTAGTCTGGGCTTTTGGCTTTGTAAGTCTAGGTTGCCATAGTAATCGCTTGTTGACACCATCATCGCAAGTCCTTGGATGCGCAAATAGATATACGTAATGGCACTTGTCTTGAATTTTGAGTGAATCTGGATTCTTTTTGAGGCAATCATCGGCTCCTTTCCAGATAGTTTTGTGCTGATCCTCAATGAAATACTGTAAGCGGTCGTGAGTTTCTAATCTATCAATTTTCATATATGATTTTCTCCCTACTCTAGTTGTTTTATAAATAATATTTTAGTTAAATTCAAATTATATCGCATACCCGCGTTAAAGGAGCAAAAATATGACAGTAGAAGCAACGCCACAAGGTGAAGCACCAAAAGTTAGTGATAAAGAACTTAACTTTCGACAATTAGAATCAAAATACGAACGACAATTAGCACAAGAGAGATCAGAAAGAGAGCGCATTGCTAGAGAATTGGAAGAAATTAAGAAAGCAAAGGCAATGCCAATTGAAGAAGACGACGATGATGCCGACCCCTATGTAGATAAAAAGAAACTCAAGAAAGAACAGGCCAAATTCGGCCAACAAATCAAGCAAGAGACTAAGGCAGATATTCAGAGAGCCGTACAAGATGCTATACAGGAAGAACGTAGAAATAACTGGATTAACAACAATCCTGATTTTGCAAAAGTCATGAGCGAACATGCTCAAGATTTCTACGAAAAAGCCCCTGATCTTGCAGAAACAATTTTACAAATGCCCGAAGGCTTTGAAAGACAGAAACTGGTCTATCATTCGATTAAAAGACTAGGGATTGATCAACCACAACAGAAACAACCTTCTATCCAAGACAAGATCGATGCCAATCGCCGAAGTCCTTTCTATCAGCCTACAGGCATTTCGACACCAGCAGGAGCGCCACAAGGCGACTTCAGTGAAGCAGGCAAGAAAAGTGCCTACGAACAAATGCAGAAACTTAAAGCAAATCTAAGATTAGGTTAAAAATGAAACACAAAGAAAAAAAAGAACACAAGAAAGAACACAAAAAAGAAAAAATGCCAATGGCTGAAAAAGAAAAAGAAGCCCATAAGGGCAAGAAAAAGTAATGAAAAAGGGCGCCGTCATTAAACTGCGCCCTTTTCTTCTTAAATAGGATGGGGATTTTTATAATTATAAATCTTTTTAAATATGTTCATATAGTCCGTATATGAGGTACAAGGTCTAAGCCATTGTAAATTTAATTCCAATTTAGTCATAAATTTATCAAATAACATACCTTCAATATTTAAAAATGAAATTAAAGTTTTAGTAAACGCATTTCTTTGCAAAAATAGTTTAGGACCAAAACCCTTAAGTATAATAAATTGTTTTACTTCATTGATCATAAATAGATTGTTATTTATACGGACAATATTGTCAGGAAATTTAAATGAACCTGAGCGAAAATTAATTGACAATTTCCCATTGCGCCCCAGTAAAACTAAGGCAATACTTAAATCAATATTATTTCTTTTGATAAATTCATTTAGTTTAGTGTATTCAATATTCCCTTTAGAAAGATAATAATTTAAATAATCATCGATCGTCCATCTTTTCATGTTATCGTTAAGAAGTATAATATCTTCATCAACTGCTTCAGGCTGAATTTGATAAAAAACAGGCAATTCCAAGTATTTAGCTGCTTCTAATCTGTGTTGACCATCAATAATTTCAAAGTTTTTATTTACTATAATAGGACGTAAATACAGTAAATTTCTTGCTTTGATTGAATTAATTATTTTATTTAAATTTGATTTATCAATATTTCTATTTGAAGAATGTTTTTGAAATATCGAATAATCTGACGTTTCGAGTATCATAATTTTTCCTTTAAAATTTCTAATAGAATTTCCATGTGTTGTTCCAAGACTTCAATCTTGTCCGATAAATTTTTTAATTCGGTATTTGTTGGAAGTGGTAAAGTGTTTGAAAACTTTTGTATTATATCATTATTTAGTAAAGATTTCATTGACTTGAATCTTTCTGAGGCTCTTTGTGAAGCTATTGATCTAACATATTTTTTAATTGGTATATTATTTATGTATATGTGCTTATCCATTGCTCGTAAATGATAAATCACTCCAGATAGGTGTCTTTTTAAAATAATAGAAATTTCATTAGCCGATTTACCTTGAGTGCGTAAGTAGTAAATTTGTTGGATTTCTACTTGTGTAAATCTTTTTATTGTTCTCATTCTTAATATATTGCCAGCTTCATGATTTAAGGAAAACGAAAAAAATAAATCAGGTATTACAGTAAAATATTTAATTTAATATAGTGAGGAATACGTTGGCCTAACGTTAAAGGCATTGCGTAATAGGGTATCGCTCCCCGCCCAGATATGTTCGAGAACTGACGTAAGTAGGCTCGTCTACCGATCATCATATCGTATCAAATGACAAGTAAAGGATTTACTATGTCGATTACGACCACTGGCAATCTTGGGCCGATGATTCTACAGAGTTTAGCTCCGTCGATGCTCTACGTCCCTACGCCTTCAATGAACTACATCACAGTGTGCGATAAGATCTCTATGCCTGCCAATGGGGGCACAACTTGCAGATTTATGCGCCCACGTGCTTTAACACCGCCCACAGTACAGTTGGGTAACTCAGGTATTGACCCTCCGGCTCAAGTACCTCAACGTGACATTATTGATGCTCAAATGGCCTTCTTTGGTACAGGATGTATCATCAATGAACAAGTAATTCTCCAAGATCAGGAAGGGGTACTCGCTTGGGTATCTGAAAGATTGGCTGTCTCCATGAGACAAGCTGAAGATCTTATCCTTCGTGACTACATCGTTTCAGCTGCTAGCCAACTAAACGCCGGCGGAGGTTCAAATGGAGATAATCCGACAAATTTGGGCATCACCGACTTTTCTTTGGTGGCTACAACTCTCGATACAAATAATGCATACAAGTTTATGAGCGGTATCGAGGGCATGGATCGCTTTGGAACAGGCCCTGTCAGATCGGCCTATTTTATGTTATCCAGTACAGAATTACAAAGTGATTTTGATAGTTTGGTCAGCACAGGAAGCGTTTCTTTCTTGAGCCAATGGAATTATCCTACTAATGCCTCAGCATTACCAACCGAGTATGGATCAGTAGCCAATATCAGAATTTTAACAAGTTCTGAAGCTCCTGTAGCTCGCGGCGCGAGTAATCTTGGTAACGATGTGTATTACAACACAGTCCTTGGTAAACAAGCTGTAACCCACATTAATCAAGATGGTTACTCCATGAAACTCATTTATAGAGATCCATATTATTCTGGAATGTTAGCCCAGAATGCCACTTTGGCAGTTAAATTTTCACAAGCTCAAGCGATCACACAAGATACGGCTATCCGTAATCTCTTGTCTACACGTTTGACAAGTTTGGGGGTATAATATGACAGAATATTCAAGAATGGCAAAGGGCCGTTTTACATCAACGGGTGCTGCGCAGATTATTAATCTGCCATTCAAACCTGATTATGTTGAAATGGTCAATGTAACAGCTGCAACAACGCCCGCTCAAAATGGCGTGCCTTTTGCAACATGGGACGCAAACGATGGTCAGGACACGGCAATTGCTAATTACTTCAATGCTACACCCGTTCTTTCGAGCGGTGCTGTAACATCTGGCGGTATTAGCACATTCAGTGCCGGTTTGTTGTTTCAATTTGGAGCGACATATCAGCATACCGGTTCAACTGATTTCTCCATTACAAAGGCAAGCCCTGCTGTAGTTACAACTACATCAGCTCACGGTCTGAAAAGTGGGGATGTTGTAATTTTCCAAGATTTATATCAGACATCGACAACTGGTATGCCGCAGATTGATGGAATTCCGTTCACAGTGACTGTGACAAGTTCCACTCAATTCTCAATCCCTTGGAATACTAACCAGTCAAACTATACTGCCTTTGATAGCTCAACCAGCACAAACAACGTAGGTTCTTTCAAGCAGGTCTTGTATCCCTACCTGTATGCTCCTGGTGTAAGCATCATCACAGGTATTACAACTGGAACAACCACAACAATTGACACAACTGACGCTCACAATTTTGTTGTGGGTCAAGAAGTGGCAATTCGTATGCCAACTGTTGCCGGAATTACTCCCGCAGCTTGGGGCGATTCCCGTTATAATTCACTACCAAATTCGACTATTCCTGGATCTCCGATCTATGCATATGTCATTGCGGTTACAGATTATAACACAGTTGTGCTGAATATCAACTCAACGGGTTACACAGCCTACAATAGCAACATTCCTGTTGCCAATGTATCTGGCTTGCAATATCCGCAAATCGTTGCCGTTGGCGATGTAAACACAGGTGGCGTGCAAATTAGCTCTGGCTCTGCACTCTATCCACCTCCATTTATTCGTCCGATTGGAACCACTACTGTAAACACCATTAATGGGCCTGCCATCCAAGGCGCGTTCTTTAATAACACCAGCCAAGGTTTCATCATTGGCTCTGGTGCGTTGACAGGATTGGCATCTACAGTGCTTGTAGGCGCCGTGGGTAACGTAATTCGTTGGAGAGCATTTCTTCACGATATGACAATTCCTTAATGTATAGAGGGGCAGGGGACTGAACATCCCCTGCTTTAATTTTATGACAGTGATTTCATATCCGATTCCAGCCTACTCGAATGTGCCGATAGAGCCACAATTCTATAAGCCAAGGCGTTTTGAAATTTCTAATATTATAAAAGGTTTAACTACTCTTGTAACTGCAACAGATGATTTAGATTATACAATCGGCCAATTAGTTAGATTAATTATTCCTCCAACTTTCGGTATTCGGCAGTTGAATGAACAATTAGCCTATGTGATTAGCATTCCTTTGTCAACACAAGTGATTCTAGATATCGATTCCAGGTATATGGATTCTTTCAAGAATTCGACTGCTACCACCAGACCCCAGATTCTAGGTGTTGGGGACATCAATACAGGATATGTCAATGACAATGGGCAAAATAGAGCTACAACCAACGGCGATACGCAAATAAATATTCAAGGATCTTTTATTAACATATCACCTCAATAGGTATTGATGACACAAAAAGCAAAATTCCAAGAAAAAGAAATCGACAAATTGCAAAAGCAACAAGATAAATTCGATGAGCAAATCAAAGAGTTGACTCTTGACCGCATGAATGAATCTCCTAAATTGGAACAAGAGCCCCAGACTAAACTTTCTTCCAAGGAAATGGATAGATCGAAAGAAATTTGGTTAAAACCAGAAAGAACAATTGCCGATCGCCAAAAATTTAATGAAAAATTCACAGAAGATTGGAATTTTCAAAAAGAATACGTCCAGTTCATCGCGGAGCATAAAGAAATTATTGGTGAGATGATTGAGATTTGGACACACCCATTTGGTGGCAAAGGGGCTGAATTTTGGAAAGTCCCCACAAATAAGCCTGTCTGGGGCCCCAGATATCTGGCTGAACAGATCCGCAAATGCAATTACCATCGTTTGAGAATGGAAGAAAATATGATCCGAGAAGCTACAGGCATGGGTCAAATATATGGCCAATTGGTTGTGGACACAACAGTTGCACGACTCACAGCTGAACCAGTTTCTTCCAAAAAATCTATTTTTATGGGAGTAGCTGCTTGAACCTGCTGAGCGATATCATTACCTATGTGCGCCGGATCATAAAAAGTCCTTCAAATGCAGTCATTAGCGACAATCTAATTATAGATTATATAAATAGATTTTGGATGATGGATGTTGATGCTCGCGTTCAACTTTTTGATCTTAAAACTACTTATCAATTCCAGACCCAACCTGGAGTTGATAAGTATAATATGCCCCTTTATAACGTGCAAATAGAACCTGGTAATCAAAATATCGGG